CAGTTGAGGACAATTTTCTACTCTCTCTTTATGGATATTATAAGGTAAACATCAGCCAAACATGTTTGAGAAACGCTGGAAGTTCTCGGGTAGTTTAATCTTGTTCAAGAATAAAGACTCTGGGTTTGCTTGGAGATTCAGAAATCTTTGAAACATGGAGCCATCATCTTTACTTGGATCAAACTTAAACTTTTTGTTTGCAATATACTCGGTAACAGCCTGCGGCTCAAAACGATATTCGCTTAAGCCAGCGCCATAAACCTCTCCGGGGAGGTATTCTTTGTCGATGTACTCAGAATATCTAGACATTAGTACATGGCCCCTGGAGAGATAAGACCGGGAATTGCGGAACGAAGCAAAGAACCCTTAATTGCATCCTTGACTGTTTGCAAAAGACCTTGAGATTTTTGCTCTCTTTGCTCCAAGTCTTCTTTACGGATGCCTCCCAGCGTGGAAGAAAGAATTTCCTCTACACTTCTGCTGTCGGTTGAGGAAACCTGCTGACCTCCCGACAAATCACCAAAGATGTTTACTCCTTTTTGATAAAGGTTTTGTTCTAGAGGGTTGAAATAAAAATTGCTTTGGCCGGGAATTGGCATGTAATCGCCCGGCTTTTTATTTCCATAAGCAGCAACACCACGGAACGACTGCGCCCCTTTTGACTTTTTGAATTGTTCCCCAACCAAAGCGGGATTGTTAACAATGTTACGTAAACGCTCGAACTCGGCTTGGCCACCAAGAGTCTTTGCACCAAAAGCCGGATCTGCTAACTGCTGCATTGAATAGTCAAATACGGCCTCGTATTGACCAGGTGATTTGGCAATGTTTCGAATATCGACACCACCCCAACCCCCTTGAAGGCGTCGCGCAAGAACATTGGCTGCTACCGCAGCAACATCTTGGCCTTGGCCGCCACGGTACCCTTCTAATCCAGAAAGAACCGTAAGAGCATTAAGCTCTTCGGGCTTTAAGCCAAAAAGTTGTTGTACTGTTTTTGGCGCCATAATCTCAGGTGGTGTGTTCTCCTACCCAATTTGATTCTGCTTTTAGGCCAGGAGTAAACACTGCTTGTACTGCAACAACCAGGCTTAGTTTGGCGGCAAGGCGTTTAACAAAATTAGGGCAAAGAGTCATGGAACTAAAGCAACAACACTGGCCTCCGTAGATCAATGATCTGTATCCAGCAGGTTGGGCTTACATGCTAAGCAATGCCAAGGGTTTATTTCTTCTGAAGACCTTCGTTAAACAAACGGATCAAAGTGGCTCGATCAACCTCGCTAATCTTTGCTGGATCAAACAGCTTTGCGGTTTGATCAAAAGAAGGAACATTAACTGGAGAAGTGAAAGCTCCTGTCATATTTTCTTGTAGATTCGCGGGAACCTGAATACCGGGGATTTGAGTGTTGAGGTTTGCTCCAAAGCCAACACCAAATCCAGCAGATGGGACTGCATTAAAAGAAGTCTTGTCTGCAAGTCCAATATTTCTTGCGGCTTGAAGGGCACCTCCAAAGGGACTCTGTGCTGCTTGAACGGACTGTACTTGTTCGTAACCAAGCTGTCCAGGCTTTAATTTCTGAGCAAGTTGAGGATTGGTTGTCGCCCAGATCTCCAGGCCAATCTTTTCTTTTTCCTCGGGAGTAGCAGCGGTGTTATATGCTTTTGTTAAGTCAGCAACACGATATTTTTTAGAAAGCTCATCTTGTTGAGCAAGTTGTTCAGCGCGTCTTTTCTGAGACTCGTAGTCTCGATCTGCAGCAGCTTGTTGACCAGGGAATCCGGCTCCAGGGCGAAAACGTTCAGCGGCGGCACCTGCGGCAAGCTCTAACTCTTTATAACGGGAACCATAGTCCCGTAAGTCATTACCGTTGGGTTTCGGTGGGCGTTGAGAAGTAGCTCCACTTTGCGCTTCCCACTGGCGCAAGTAATCGCCTGTACTTGGTAGGCCAAACATACTCTTCAATGGTTTTTGAATTTCAGAAGAGCCGTACATAAGTGCGCCTAAACCCAGTTGTTGTGGGCCACCTATAAGACGGTTAAGCAAACCACCTGTCCGCGATAAAAGCTGCTCCACGATTACCTCCAAACCTCATGTAAATAGATACGTGAACCAACAGCTGTATCTGCTGGGCCTGGTAACGCCTGAATAAACTCGGCGCCTGAACGCTCGTAACGATAACGAGCTTGGAAGGGATCCTTATAGTTAGGGACGTAAAGGATACCGGCTAAGCGGTTGGTTTCGTAGAGATAAATCTCATCCCAAACCTTAAGAGCTTCTTTGGCGTTGCTAGACCGAATCGTACGGTCTACGTCACCAGCAATGCTTTCTAGACGAGTAGAAGGCGATGTTGCGACTTCAGTCTTTTTCTCGGCCGTATCACAACGACCAATTTGGATTGAAATCTTGTCATAGAAGTAAGAATCCGGGACAGTATTCATTGCTTCTTCTAGACGAGCATAGTCACCCGCTGGAACAGAAACAGTGAAGTATCCCAGATGATACCTGACTCTACTTTTGTCAAAGTCAGAAAGCTGCACTTCTATTACCTCTTGTCATCTCATTATAAAAGCAAGTAATCAACCAAACATTCCCATCAAATAGTCATTGGTAGCTGCTGCTTGACCGCCAAGTAAAGGATCGGAAGATGCAAAGGAAGACAGGAAACCCATCGGATTCATTGCCTGTGAAATCAAACCGCCAACAACTTGTTCTTTTAATTGTTGCTTCATTGATTTTTCAGGCTTCTTTTCCCCTTGCATTTGAGCGCCATAAAGAAAAGCTTTAAGAATATCCTCTGTCCTATTAGATGTAGATTCTGGTGTTGGCTGAGCAGGTGGCACCGCCGACGCCAACTCGTTTGCAACCGCTGGTTTAATGTGTAAAAATTCAATATCGTACGGATTACCTTGTGGGTCCGTGGTCGAAAGCTTGCCGTAATTTTTACCAGGTGTAAATGATCCCGTACCTCGATACGCAATGTTTTCGGGACCAATGCCAAGATCAAGTCCTTCGTGATAAGTAGAAGCTCCTGCTGTTGGTGCTGAGCGGGGGCCAAAGCGTGAAGTGATGGGGAAATTCCATTTCCACTGATCACCCTGCTGTTGAACCAGTGGGATTTGCTTGTCTCCTATTAAGACGTTCTGAGCTAACGTGCGTAACGTTTCTGGATTGATACGCTTTCCTTTCTGTGGTCCAAACTGAGGTATGAATCGAATGTCAAGATGAGGCGCGGTACTAGGAAGCTCGTCTTCCCCTGGACCAGCAATTCGACCTACGTGAACAAAACTAGACATTATCTTGTTTTCTTTTTATTCTAAAAGAAAAAACCCCCGGTTTCCCAGGGGCTAGTGACTGTGGGGATGAAGTTATACACGAATCAGGTCAGCAGCAAACACAGCGTCCCAATCCACTCTTTTGATCTGTTTCAGTTGTTCAAGATTATTAAATCTTTCACCCGATAACGACATCTGAAGATCTTTAATCTCTCGAGCAGTCTTCAGTCCGATACCCTTGATGTGATCAGAGATCATTTGGGCCGTTGCTGAATTAATGTTCAAGCGATGATCGGGTGGAAACGAACGTGGCTCTTCTTTTGCGGCCTTGTCTTTTACCTGAAGAGTCTTGACCTTTTTGGTCGCGGTATCATCAGGATTGATCTCTGTTTTATAAACAGTAAACAGGCGCCCGTCCTGGTCTTCAACCATGAACCAATCGCCGTCATCTAACTCGGAAATGACTTTGACGTGTGCGCCTGTTTTTGTGTACTGGTAGAGCATAAGGACCAGAAGAACATTCTGGTCCTAGTTTAACTCACTCAGCTAACAGTGCGACCGGTCAGGTAGCCATCAATGTCTTCGTAGCCAGGAGCCACATCAGGTTGGATGTAGCAGCACTCAACGACCAGATAGCCAGTACGACCACCAGTAGCATCGCCACTGGAGATGTAGAAACCACCGGAAGTAGCAGTGCTATTGGCGGTCTCCTTCGCAAACACCTTCAGAGTGGTGGAGGCAGTAGCGGAGTAGTAGACATTACCAGCGGTAACACCAGCAGCGCCAGAGGCGATCAGGAAGGGGTTAGCACTGTAGCCTGCAGAACCAGCAGCGAAGAAGATTTCGCCAGCCTGGGAACCAGACACGGTAGAAGTCAGGTTTGCCTGAATTACGGCTTCACCGATACCAGAGGCAGCGGTGGGGCTACCACCATTGCTACGACCAAAGGAGATCACGTTGCCGGTAGCAGCGTAGATACCGGAAGCAACGCGGCCATCGCCCCAGCCAGAAGCAACAGAGATGGTGGCGCGGTACACATAAGCAGGCAGGGTGCTGCTACCAGAGATCACCATGCCAGTGATGTCGGTACGGGTGTCGTCATTCCGATAGGGGGAAGGAACGATCACATCAGCAGCAGCGGTAGCGCCAGCGCCAGAGGTGGTGGTCACAGGGACATAACCACGCTGCTGGAAGTAACGGTAACCAGGAACGGCCAGCACAGAAGTGGGGCCGCCCTTGGAACTATCGGTGGTACCACTGTCGTCGGTATCAATGTTCTTGTACCAACCGTTCAGGGGTTCTGCCCAGTTGCCTGGGTAGATTTTCTTAGCGGACAAATAGGTCATTTATCTTTTCCTAGTTTGTGTGTTTATGGTTGATTATCAAACGGTACCGTCGTCAGCAACAAAGCTGAAGGCGGTGGTCACGAAGTCCTTGTTCAGGATCTCGAAACCAGCGTACAGTTGCCAGATCAGGATGATGAAACGGCTGAAGTCATCGTTGTTGTTGATGAGCACCTGGGCGTTAGGACCACCGATGCCAACACCGATTGCCTGAGGACCGAAGAAGTAACCCTGAGCAGCTTCTTGGGAGCTGTAGCTGGAACCGTTGTTGAAGGAAGTGGAGATAGTCTTGGTCGGGAAGTTGGTCGACTCGAAGAACTTCACACCTTCAAACTGAACGCCAGTAGGCATCACGGGTTCACCAGCCAGGAAGTAGGCCTGACCAGCCTGGGGACCCATGTAGAAGCTGGCGTTGTTAGGCATCATGGGGTTGCCCATGTACATGCCTTGGCCGGGGTTACCAGCGTAACGAGCGATCTCACGGAAGTCTTGATCACGACGCAGGTGCATCATGAAGGTGGGATCGCAAATACAACGATACAGACCATCAGCGAAAGTCGGAACGTTGCGCTTACGAAGGTCCTTAACAACAGTCAGAAGGTCGGTACGAACCTGGAACTGCTGAACTTCGTTATCGTACTCAGTGCTGGTGTAAGTGATTTGACCAGAAGCGTTCTTGGTTTTACCACCAGCGAAGTAGTAACCACCTTGGGTGGTAGAGGCGGCACCATTGGCTTCAGCTTTGGCGAGTTCGTCAATGAACACACGGTCGCGCCAACGGCGATAGTCGTCGAGCAGGGTCAGAGAACCGATGCTCTGGTGGAACATGTTCAGGTTGCCGGTGTCCAGCAGAAGACGCTGGGCGGTAACCAGGGTTTCACGAGCAATCTTGAAAGTGCTGGGTTGGGTCGGATCGCCCGGATCGGCAGGACCGGTGTATTCCTTAAGCACCACCAGGACTTTCTCCTTGGTGATGTTACGGCTGTTGGCGGTACCGATGGTCTGGTCAGCAATACGCTCGCGGCTGTCCTTGGTACCAGGGGTTCCCCAGAACTTGTAGCGATCAAGCTGAACGGTTTGACCAGGCTGACGGGTGAAGTCATGGACCACCACAGGCTCCACAGCCATTTCGGCAATGTAAGCAGGGTGAGGACGGTAAAGTTCCGCACCCAAAATCTTTGGAAAGTCGTTATCAATGAACACTTTGTTTTATCCTCCAGTGTCGCAGGAAGTGTTTTTATCGGATGAAAGATTCAGACATTTATATGTCTTATCTAACACAAATTTTAGCAGTCGGTAATTTATTCAATCACCGACATACTTTCACTCCATTACAAACAATTTGTTTGCAACGGTTTGAGGCTGAGCCTGGTTAAGAACGCGCCAAGCATTCTGAGGGTCACGATTCATCAGATCGCTGAAGGTACCCCAGAAGTTCTCGGGTTGTTGAGGAGCAGCGGCTGCGGGAGGAGCAGGGAACTGACCAAGCTGAGGTTGACCAACTTCCTGGGTCGGATAACCACGAGTCTCAAGTTGAGCTTCGTTTTCGTACACAGGGTACGGACCTTCAGGACCGAAGAACTTCAGCGTATAGTCACTGAGAACATCGGGATTGGTCAGAATCTCGTTATAAGCCAGATTCTCTTGATGTTCGTTAACCGCAAAGTTTGCGTAACCAGTAATCAGATTAGCGGCGTTGTTTCCCCACGCGACGGCGCTGTCCAGCATCTGCTCCAGGTTTAGAGCGTAGTTGTTCAGAACTGCCGGTGCCTCGATCCCGAACGCGTCCATCACCTGACGGCTTTCCTGGCTCATTCCCACCAGGTCCGCGATTTGCTCCAAGGATGGAGTTGAGGAGGTTTGGGAATAGTTGGGCGAGGATTCCTGGCTGGGAGACCAGGTCAGCGGAGCCGATTGTTGCGTAACTTGGCTGCTGGGTTGTCCGTAATTGGCCGGGGTATACTGAGTCGGAATCTGCGACTGTTGACCCTGGAACGGGGATTGGACTGGTGCGCTCAGCAGGTTCACCACCTTGTTGAACGCCGATTCCCATGGATTCGAGCCCTGGGATTCCGCCGGTTGGGATTGGGGGGCGTACTGAGTAGGGGCTGATTGGTAGCTGGGGGCTGCCTGAGGTACCGCTTGGGGGTAGCTCGTACCCACCTGATATGCCACCGGAGCTTGGGCCTGTGCCACCGGAGCTGCCGGCTGGGACGGAACCACGTAGCTGCTGGGGGCGACGGCCGCTGGTGCTTGGCTCGTCTGTGGGATCGATTGGACGGTAGCGTCCTGCATAACTCATCTCCTTTTGTAAAGCTTCTAATGTGCGATATAGATAGGGTGTTAAATCTAATCGCGGGTCTGCAGCCATCGGTAAGTCTGGTGACTGCGGATGGGGAGTTTGCATCATTCCCCCCACAAGGCGAGCGAACTGAGAGTATGCACTCTGTAATTCGTTCACCATTCTGAACGGGAACCCAGATAACATCTCGGCCCGTTCCTCATCCGTCTTAGACGGGAAGAGGTATTTCAGTGCCTCAATGCTATCAACACCTAACTCCTGCAGGTTTCGTACCACGATGGAGTTGTTGAGGATGTCTTGGGTGGAGTCCTCGTAAACAGGACCTAACCAACGCCATTGAACTGTTACATCCCCATCCGGAATTAAACCTAAGACACCGGGAGGAATTTGTTGTGTACGTAGAGAAGCCATCATCAATTGCTTGATTTGATTCTCATACATGGCCATTGCATCTTCGTATGCGGCTATATCTTCATCTGAAGCTTGTTCTGGTAGGTCCAGGGGCTTTTCAAGTCCTGCTGCAGCAGCAAGCGTGTCCCGGAATAATTTTTCTTCCTGGAAGATAATCAACTCAAGACAGCGGCAGATACCATAAGTGTAAATAGAGTTTGCTTTCTTTTTGGC